ATGAATTTAAAACCTAGTTATAAACCGATGGAAATTACACTTATTAAGAAGGATAAAATAAAAGCAGATTTAAAACGTGATTTAAAAATTTCGTCAGCTACTTTAGCTAAGATGTCAAAGGGTGAAATTGTTTCTTTACAAGTCATCGTTCAAATTTGCGAATACCTTAATTGTCGTATTGAGGAAGTTGTAGAGTTAGTACCTACTGAAGAATAATGAAGATAAATAAATTTAACTATTAATAAAAAAAGAAACCAGTGAAATCAATCACTGGTTTTAAAACGTTTTAGCTACTTCTACAAGTAATTTCATACCCAAAGGAACCATTTGTACTATTATATAACCCATTCCTGCATTCGTAATTAATCCCAAACCCTTCTCCTTAGAACCTAACATCCAAACTATTCCTCCGCACATCATGACTATTAAAGAAATTGGATAAGATAACCCCTGAAGCAAATCAACAATAGGATCAAAAGCATTTACAGTTTTCTCAGTTATTACACCAGTAATTGCTCCTGCTGAAGCACTTTTAACCATAAACATCGGATATAATGACATACTCGCCATTGAAGCAATAGCAACTTTTTCTTTTTTCTTCATCTTGTATTCACCAGACATAAACTCATTGAATTTAATTGACTGCACTTTTGCCATTTTAATCAATCCTCTCGTAATTAACTAAATTCAGCAGCAGTAAAAATAGTTGTATTCAAACCCTCACATAAACTCTTCAGTTTTTCTCGTCTGTATTCAGTAGTTGTAATCCATATAAATTTTGTTTTCTTACTAATCGCACCAAGATCGATTAGTTGTCTATACTTTTCAACCTTTTTTTCATTCTTAATCATCTTTTGTGTATGATCTGCTTCAACAACATAAAGTGTCATTTCATCATCGTAAAATAATGCATCTGCTACAACTGTAATTTTCTTATTATTCTTCATTTCCAATTCCATTCTCTGTTCTGACTGCCATGTTTCAGGTTGACCAAATGCAATGTAAATGTAGTTTCTCATAATGTAATGCTGAGCTTGTAAAGTCTTACTACGTGGCTTACCGCCTACAATAGAACGTCCTTTTGCATTTAAGTAGTAAATGTTCTCTCCATCTCTAAAATGACTAATATAGTCCGACATATCCTTTAAAATTCTCTGTGCGTTTCTATCTCCACCAAGGTCATTAATAAATTGGATTTGTGATCTAGTCAAATAATCAAGCAGGCTCAATTTTGAAAGAATATTCATTTGCCTTTGTTCCTTCTCGATTACCCTTTTCATGATCAACATCCTTTCTAGGTCTGATATTAATATGAGGTTCAATTATTTCTCTAATTTTCTCATCCTTTATTAATGGAACTTGAACGATCTTCTTTTCAACAGTTTGATAAATAGCTCTTCCTTTGATTAAGGGTAGTTTCTCTGCTCCTTCTTCATCTAAGACAACTCTAGATGCCGTAGCATTCCTAACCCTAAAACATAACTTAGCATCACTATTCTGTTTACATTGTCTTGGTATGACATCACCCGTAGGATATTGAGTGGCAAGTACCTGTCTGAATCCTAAGCCAGCTCCTAACCTGGCAATTTGGCTCATGTATGTTTGACATTGTTCTTTTAAATATCGCTCTTCTTTAGTAACTGCTTCTTGAGGATTCAGTTCACCGACTTCATCAATAATTACAAAATGTCTTTGAGGAATATTGGCATCCTGAACTTTTTTCTTTCTCATTCTCCTTAATTTAGATTGCATATCACGCATGTCATTATAAGCACTTTCTAGAGCTTCTAAAGCCTGTTCTGGTTCATAGGCTATTTTCTTTACTTGTTTTACACCTTCGTAATCACAAAACTCAATTCCACCTTTTAAATCAATGAGGGTAAACAAAACATTGTCACATTGATTGCTAATCAATGAAGAGATAAGCAAGTTAAGAAAATTTGATTTGCCGTTTCTTGTACCTCCACCTACTACCATGTGAGGAATTTCTTCGAAGTTGTGATATAGAAAATTATTTAATTCTCTAGTTTGACCAATAGGTACTTTCCAACCTTTTATTTCTGGAAATTCGTACTCAACTTTACTTGGTAAAGGCTCATGATAAACTCGAATTTTTAATAGTCCATCATAAGATAATTCAACTTCCTTTCTAAGTTTTTTCTTTTTTTCTAATAGTTCCTTGATTTGTTGAACAATAGAATTATTTAATTTAAGTTGCTTAAAATCCTGAATAGAAAGGTCAAAAATACTTTTCTTATTGTTTAATCCATCTTGTAGCCTCTCCTTTTCTTTTTCAAAATCCTTAAAGGACAATCCCAATGGAATACGATAAGCATACTCAACTCCCCATTTTCTTTTTGATCTTCTTAATAATTGAATTGTTTTTACCTGTCCTCCCTCCTTAACACTTAGACCACAATTAGCAGCTATTTTTTGTATTTTGTCTGCATCATTAGTTACATTTTCATTTTTAAATTTTAAATAAAGTAGGAAAGTTCCCATAGCTGCACTTGATGCAATTTCAATAAACATTAGCACCACCCCTTTCCCTTTATATCCAATAGGATAGTCTCTCTAAAAACGAAAGTGAGAATATGGATTATAGTTTGATATGATAGGTTTTATTTGTTCGTTTCACATATCGCTACAAGCAATTACACCCGAATTATTAAACGAAAAGGAACCTCAAATTGATTTACAGTTTAATAGCTAGTTTCACGAATTCTTTTACGAAAACTCTACGAATTTTGTTACGTAGTAAATGATATTAAGCCAAGTGTTTGTCTTATAACTAACTATCACAAGATACTTTGGATTTTTTATTTAAAGGAATTTGTGAAAGGGTTTAAAAGAAATTTGTGGAATATTCTTTAACAGGTGATAATAATGATCAAAAGCAGGATAGGAAAACTTATGAAGGAATCTCCATATAAAAGGGAATATATTCAGAAGTATATGGGAGTTTCATCGAACACCCTAAGCAACTGGGCAACAACTAAAACTCAACCTAAAGTTGAGGATCTATATAAGTTAGCGAGGCTTTTCGGATGTAAAGTCGATGATCTATACGAATACAAAGAAGAAAGGAATGATTAAATTGCTTTCATTCGAACACATAAAGGAAATTTTTAATTCATACCCCATAGAGGAACGCTCTTTTGAGGATGGTCGTCTTAGCTACTACTACAAAGGGAAACAAATTATTCGTGAATTTAGTCATACTGGTAATGGTTATATATGGGGAAAAGATATAAAGGAATACACAAACAAATACGATATTGATCCTAGAGGTTGGATTAATTTTAAAAAATCTCAGAAGAAAAGATTCGAACACTTTTAAATGAAGTATTAAGTTATCGGGATAAGTTATCAAGTTAATGAACTTTCACCATGTACTAATCGTATAATCATTAAGATCACATTGAGGAGGAACTAAAATGAAGAAATTTGAATATAAAACATTTTCAGTTGAAAAAAAGGGATTACTAAAACAAAAGAAAAGTCCTGACGAGGAATTAAATAAACTAGGCCAAGAAGGATGGGAATGTGTAAGTGTATATGCTCCTGTATCAGCAGGAACTTCTACAGAGATAAGCTATTTGTTTAAAAGGGAAATTGAATAGAAGAGGTTTATAGATGAAAGTAACAATAATTGAGGGAAAGCATAAGGACGAAAATATTCAAAAAGCGTATCAATATCTCGTTGAATTGTATAAGAAAGAAGTGTTAAGGGACGAATTCAAATCTAAGGATAATAATTATGAATGAAATTACTGGAAAGATACTTCAGAAACAACAAAAAGAGTATCAAAAATTATATACCCTACTCTTAGAATTAATCGGTTATGATAATGAATGGTTAACTACTGAAGCTGGTTTAAATAAGTATAATAAAAAAGAACTAGTGGAAATTATTTTACACCAAAGATCATTAATGAAGAAATTATTCGAAGAATTAGATGAAGAAAAACAGACTAAATTAAAAGTTAAAATTGAATCAGCTCTTTGGGAAGTATTGAATAAAAAATAACCCTCACTTTTCCAAGGTGAGGGCTTCTTGCTTTTTATATCAAATTACGAACATACGTTCAGTATACCATTAAAGAGAAATTACTTCAATACACCCTTATCCTCTAAATCCTTAACAATTAAATATGGGATAGAAAGCATTTGAGCGAATTCTTTACTTGGGATTTCAAATGATTTTGCCATATAACCATGCTTAGATAATAAATCAATCATAACTTTGTCATTATGAGAATGAACATATTTTTGATTTGACACGCTAGTCACTTCCTTTTTAGTTGGATTTAATTCTTCAGAAATATATTTTTTTAACTTACCAAGAGCAAAGTTTTTACCAGGACACAGGGTGCTATCAAACGCACTATGGCCATCTACATCATTAACACTCAACCCTTCCTGTTTCAACAACTGAGCAATTAATTTAGCACCAGCACGATATTGTTCCTCTGTTGGTACTTGTATCTCAAAGTTACCTTGGAAACTAACACCTAAAGACTTGCTATTGTACCCATTTTTACAATGAGCACCTTCAGCTCTACCTCTACCTTTTTGAACCTTACCATCTTTAGTTACAAAGTAGTTATACCCAATCCCATTCCATCCTTTAGCTTGATGTGATTTATGTATGTCATGGATATCCCATGTTGGATGTGCTGGATGATGAATTATAATCTTATCTATTCGTTTTAATGGTGTAAGAGCATATTTAAATTTTAGACCAACATCTTCAATTTTCATTACTTATCACCGTACCCTTTCCCATTTGAAGGATTATTGATTATACCTGCTGCAATCAATACAGCCAAAACAGCATTGACATATTGATCATACTGTTCAGGTGCTAATAATCCTAAGTCATTTACAAATAGGCCAACCAAAGCCGCAAATGCAACCCACAATCCATAATTTTTAAATCTCATTATGTATTCATCCCTTTCAAATTAGACTTAATAACCATTGAATTACTAGAACAATGGCACTTCCACCACCAAATAATCCAACTAATGTAGTCCATTTAATTTCACTCAGTCTAACCTTACTATTTCGAGCATCCTTCCTGTCATCAAAGAAATGGTCAATTAACTTATTAAGAAGGTCTTTTTGCTCTTTTCCTTGTTGGAGTACAGTATTTTCAAGTCGTAACATGCCATTTCTCATCTCATATTGATTTTTTTCGAGATCTGTTATTCGTCTTTCGTGTTCATCTAAACGGTCTACTACTTGTTCATTCATTTCTCAACCTCCTTCTACGCAAAATAAAAAGCCCCAAAGGGACTTATTGTACGTGATATCGTTTATGTGCTAATTTTTTTCGTTCCTCAGAAACATGACTGTAGATAAGTGTTGTTCCTGGATCTTCATGTCCCATTAAATGCTGTACATCTGAAAGTTCTGCACCGTTCTCCATTGCTAGTTGAGCAAATGTATGTCTAAATACGTGTGGGGTAAGCTTCTTACTTAATTTAGCTCTTCCTGCAATTACATCTATGATTCTTTCAATATTTCGATCAGACATTTTTCTAATCGGTCTACGCTCAGTAACAAAGAGGTATTCACATTCGTCTTTACGACTACTTAAATATTTCCTTAGTTGATGTAGACATTTTATTGAAAGATAACAGATTCTTTCCTTATCGCCTTTTCCAATTACTCTTACAGACATATCTTGTATGTTAATGTCAGATTTCTTCATGTTTTGGACTTCAGATAAACGGCAACCTGTAGCATACATTGTTTCAATTAACGCTCTTTCTCTTAATGTCTCACAAGAATCTCTAACAATTTCTAATTCTTCGATTGTCAAAGACTTTATAAGTCGTTTTGGTTTCTTAGGTGCTTTAATTTTTGCTGAAGGATCACGTAAAAGTAATTCCTCTCTAACAAGCCAACAAAAGAATGTCTTTAAAACCGACAATTTTCTATCCATTGTGCTGATCATCCAATGACTATTATGGGCAAGATATTTTCTTATGTCCGATGTAGTAATTTGTACTACTGGCTTATTTATGTACTTTGCAAATTGAATCAACTCGATTCTGTAACCGTCAAGTGTTTTATGTGATAATCCTTCAATTGTTCTCGATGATAGGTAAATATCGATCTTATCCATTAAATCATTTTCGATATCCTTCAGTGTTTTTCTGTGGATGTCATAATTGCTCAATACTTCTTCTAATCGAATAGAAAGCTTGTCTTGTACTGTATCAGGAGCAAGTGTACTAACCACAACTTCTAAATCATTCATGAGTCTAGCAGTATCGTTAATCATGTTACCCTCCTTATTACTCGTTTTTAGTGTAACTTCATGTTACCATTACACTTTTTTCGAGTAAATAGGACTAATTACACTAATTTCGTGTATAATCTTCTTAGGAGGGATAAAATGATTAAAGTGAAATCCAATTTACAAAGTATTCTCGATGAGAGAGGACTGTCAGTTTTAAAAGTTTCAAAGGATATCGGCTATAGGTATGAATCGGTAAGACAACTCTATAACGATGAAAGCAAGACATTCCCTAGAGAATTACTTAGCAAACTTTGTAGATACCTTAGTGTAACGCCTGGAGAAATACTTGTAATAGAAAAAGAGCAAACAGATTAATTCTGAATGCTCTTTTTTGTGTGTTTTTAATTCGCAATTTGCTCCTATAGTTCTTTAAGATACTCTATAAGTAACCGATAAATGATATTCAAAAGCTGTTCCTCTAAGTGTGGTTGTATCTATCGCTACTGAATTGCCGTTCGTATCTATTGTTCTTAATGTTAAATCATATTGCCCTGTATTAACATATCCATTTGGAGACTTCAACCCTTGAATATATCCAAATGATACAGCACCAACATGCCCACTAGCCATAGTAAATGGAAGTCCTTTTACTAACAATCCTCCTGCAATGGTATTATCATATGTGCCTTTAATAGTTAAAGTACAAGTAACAAGTTTACCTTGCCTTATATACTTACCATTTTGACTTGTATAAGTTGGTGCTCCAGCAGTTGTTGTTCCTGCAACGGTAGGAGTGAATGTTCCTTCCTCTTCTTTTGGAACGGAAAACGGAAATAAGTTTGTTGCGTTTACTCCTCTACTAACATGAATTAAAAAATCCCCTGGTGATAGTGTACCTTCTACTTCATTATTTCCCCCATCTACATTAGCAACATTCTCAAGAAAACCCATTCTTAAAGCTCCGCCTTCTTTTTTGTAAACAACGGGCTTAAATTGAGAGGCATATTGAGATGTGTAAACACCTTTATTATAGTAAACTTTTAAGTCGTTTATTTTAGGATAGCCATTTTTTACAACTACTGCATATCTAGCAGTATCAGCATATAAATTCCCAAAAAATGAACTGCTTTCAAACGTAAAAGCCTTTGAGTGTTCAATTCTTTCTTTGTGGCTTATCCAATAATGCAACCTGTCTCCAACTGCACCGCCTTTGTCTAGCAATCCTTCTGTCCAATCAACCATAAAAATATCTGCAAAATGATTGTCATTCCCTATATTTTCAATAGCTATATTATCAAGAATATTGGTATTTGTTTCGTTGATAAAGTGAAGGTTTGTAGCAACCAATTCAGCACAAGAACCCCCAATATTATTAGTAACCAAGCCTCGATTAATGCCATTTTTAATTTCTACATTGTGTAGTGTAAAGTGGAAAAATTTATTTAAACGTAGTACATGTTTTGCCAATCCATTACCATCAAGTTTTCCACCAATGATAAATCTATCTTTAGACAGAGTGTAAATGGTTGTTATTGTTCTACTTGTTGCATAATTAAACAAGTAGTCCATTGGAGCATCAGCAAAAAACCTAGCATTAGGTGAAAGGTACAAACAAACATCAGAATCAATATCAATTGGGCTAGTAATACGGTAATCACCATCGGGTATCATAAGTCGTTTACCTTCATTATCAGCAAACATATCTCTTATCCCTTGTGTATCGTCATTTATCCCATCACCCTTAATTCCGTACTTTTTAGGGTTTACACCTATTAAATGCGTATTATCCGCCAATTGTTCATTAACATTTTTGTTTTCTGTATCTAATCTTTGCTTTAATGTATCATAGGCAGTTCCATCTTCTCCAAGTCTAGCTTGAGATGTTTCTGCGTTTGTAGCCCCTTTTGCAATTTCATCTATTTGCTTTTGGATAGACTGAACAGTAACAATTGCAACACTTCCACCTGTTAAATCATCTAGAGATGGTGTAATTCTTATTTCTTGCCAATTATCAGCTGGGAACTTTTCAACGCTACCATCTGATCTTGTTACTTGAAACTCCAATCTCATTTTTCCAGATCCGGTTACGTCTTCTTTTGACAAGGAAAAAGTTACAATATTATCTACATCAACTGTTGCTGTTTTTTCTAAGATTAAGGCTTTTTCGTTAGCGATCTTAACAATAACTGTAGCATTTTGAAGATCAACTGCATTTCCATCTTCACCACGAAATAAGAATCCAAATGGTGTTTCAGATCCTTGTTTTACAACATTGCCTCCAAATTTCAACTCTACTGAGTTAGAAAGTAATTGCATACTCTTCCTCCTTTCACCAATATAAAAAGCCCATAATGGGCTGTTATTTTTTCTTATTAATTTCTTCAATCGCTTTCTTTAACTCAACTATTTCTTCATTTTGTTCCTGTATAATGACATTTTGAAATGCATTAATCTTAGTTATTTCTGCATTTTGCTTTGTTAAAAAATCAATTACTTTATTAGCATCTTTAACTGACACACCTTGTTCCATTTATACATAACCACCATTTCTTAATTTTCGTGGTAATACATCTCTTTCTAATGGCTCTAACTGATCATTTTCCAACATTCTTCTCGCCATTTGAACATCAACAAATTCATAGCCAACAATATCCTCTTTTCCATTTTGAATACCAATAACCATACATGATACAAAACCTTCTCCCTCAACAATAAAATAATCGTCTGTAAGTTCAACTACTTTTCCCGAAGTTAGAAAAACATTGTATATACTTACAAATTCTCTAAATTTATTATCAAGATAGACTGTCTTTCTTGTCTCGCCTTCTTCAAACTTAATATTAATAAAGTCTTGTAAGGTAGGTTGCATTGAACCTGGATTATTAACTTGAAACTCATTTCCGTCTAAAACACCATCACCACTTGGCTCAACCCTCACTCTTGGTAGAGAGGCCCAATGTACTTTATTCGTACCATTCACCCAAAAGCCAGCACCTGCATTTGATAATCTCATATAGTTGCTTGAGTTTGCTCTATGCCTGAAATAACCGTAAGTTCCATCTCCTGCATATACATCACCACTGGATAATATGTCACTAGTTGCACCAATAGATGAATAGACATTTAAAGATCCATATAAGTCTGTAGAACCTGAAACACTTAGTCCACCTGAACTTACACTTATTCCACCGTAAAATAGTGCATAGTTATTAAAATAAGATGTACCGTATACGTCCATCCCTGCATTGATATCCATTTGACTATCGAATCTTGCTGTATAGTCAACCGATAACGATGAAACAGCCATGTTTCCATTCACAATTACAGGACTCTCAAATCTCGCACTATACCCAGCACCTGTTTTAAAGCTAAGTGTTCCAGAGGATTCTATTCTAAAACCGGCAGCTTGGTTAGAGTAAATGTAGTGACTTCCTGAGTCGGAAGTATACAATTCCAATTTAGTACTGGTTGTACCATTTCCAACTTGCAATAAGTTACCTGTTAGTTTATCGACACTTAAATTAACTATCATTGCATTTGTTATTTCCACATTTGCAATTTTAGCAAAGTCAATCATGGCATTTTCAGCAATAAGCTCATTGGTAATTACTTGTGGAATGATATCTTTGGCATCAACTTGTACAGTTTGAGCAGTTACTTGAGATGTATAATCACTTGGTGTTCCATGTGTATTTACAGCTCTTAATTTGTAATACCATGTTTGCTTTGTTTCTGCATCGTGATTAAACCCTCCACTTTTACCTTTCCAGATAAGGTTGCTCGCATCTGGAGTAAAACCAGATGTTTGTGAACCATAAACTTCATAAGCTGCGATATAACTATCAGGGACAAAATCCCATTTAAGCATAATTGTTTTGAATAAACCTGTCGCTTTGAATCCTGTTGGAACAGATGGTTTATCATCCGGAAAGTCAGTATCTTTAATGCCACCTTCTGGAATAGCTCCAACTTCCTTTGCATCCGGAATTTTTTCCCACTTTGGTGAATCTTTAATAATCTTATTTTGAAGTTCTTGTATATGAGCAGGAATACTTAATTTCAATTCACGGAATTCACCAAGTAAAACTTTATCATTTAAAGGGTTTGCCTTTGAGCGTTCAATTTCCAAAATACGAGCAGAGATGTACAAAGGATTTGAATAGGTTCTGTCTACAACTATCAACCTATCCCCTTTTCTAAGTCTGTCGCCTTCATAACCTGTAATTTCTTCAAGTAACAAAATATCAATCTCGTATGTATAAAGACCATTCTTAATTTGTTGTAACTTTTCCCATGTGTTATAGATAAGTGATTCTGCATCATCTGTTTCCCCATCATCATAAACACGATATATGTGTCTGCCATCAGGTGAATAAGCTGAAAGTAATTCATCATCACCTATCCAATCTTGACCTAACGGTTTATTAACTGGATCTCCTTGAGAGGTACTCCAAATAACATCTTTAAATGTTAATCGATTTCCCTCTTCATCAGCCTTCCCTAAGCCAATAAGACCTGTAGCTAATTCTGTGGTATCACGAGAACGTTTGAATCTGATTAAGTCCTTTGAATATTCGACTCTTTTTCCTGTTTCAACACCAAGTTTACTAACCATATCTACATAACGACCAACAACTTGACCATTGTCTAATACAAAGCGAAAATTAACTTCGGCTCTAAATTTACTTCTTCCTTCATGAATAGCTTGAATAACAGAGATATAATCATCAAAAGAAACTTTTTGAGTAGCTAAATCCTCAACAATACCTACTCCCCACCTAGTTCCACTAAGAATAGTTTCTAGATATTGTCTAGGGGAACCTGTTAAAGTCATAGGACGGGCAACAGTGTTATAAAGTTCTACACTGTCTAATTCAGCCCAAACATAACGTTCATTCTTCTGAGTTTCATCTTCTACAGTTTTAATTCTAAATAACTTAAAATCTCCATCTTTATTAACAAAACCTACTTTATTTTCATTATCAAGTAGATTAGGAAAGTTAGTCGGATGGTTTAACACTGTATAAAATTCAAATGTTTCATAACCATTTTCTAACTTTTCAATGTGATTATCATCCCAAAAAGGACAACCGTTTGATATTTCATTGTTTAGTTGTCCTATAACTTCATCAAATATATCGAGTATATAAATAACTTGATTACCAGACATGCCTTACAACCACCTTTTTCTTACTCTAGCCTTAACTGTTCCAATATCATTTGGGTAAAATGTAACTCTTTGAACGCCTGGTTTTAGAGGAAAGAAATGTGATGTAGGATCTAATCGTTTATACCAAGGTTCACCATTGCGGTAAATTTGTCCAGTAGATGTTTCAATTTCAATTCTGTCCCCTGATTGAGCAATAACAGGTACATCTTCAGGAGCAGGGACTCCACCTGTGCCAGATAATTCCCAAACACGCATAGTATCTAGTAACATTGATGCCCAGTTGTAGTTTTTATACTGCATAAACCCTACTTGAATTTTAGCTACCTTTGTTTGATAAGTCCCGTCAGTATCATAAAATTGAGCATTATAACGTCCATATCTACGACCTGTTATCTCTTCGCCACCACCAAATGTACCACCTGATCCTAAAGATGCATTAGTATCATACATACCAATTTGGAAGTGCCACCATTTACCTTCACGTCTGATGTTAATGAACCCATCAAATTGGTTATAAGCTTGATTTGAATATTCCATAATAGTTTTGGTTGCTGCTTCGGGGCCGAGTTTTGCAACACCTTTAACCATCATTGTTTTCTCCGTAGGATCTTCAACGAACATTTTCCCTATAACTTGATTGTTAATATCGAGGAGATATATAGCAATTCGACCTAATTCAGTTGCTCTTTCTGCTGGAGTTGAACGATAAGATTTCATTTCCATAAAACATTCAAGTTCAAAGTCTTGTAAACTTCTAGGTAATTGCTTAACATAAGCAGGCCCCCTCCATTTGTAAGAGTTAGCATCTACATTCCCACCAAAACTTTGAGGAACAAAATTACCGTTCTTAACATAAATTGAACCCATTTGTATAAAACCATCTTGAATAGCTGCACCAGGATTCCATCCAGACATTGATTCAAATTTATCATAGAGAATCATATCTCTAGGCATAGTTACAACACTATTCGTTTCTTCTGGTTTACCAATAGTTATGTGACTATCGTTATTTAATATGGACAAAAACGTTGTATCCTTCGATACATCAATTTCGTATGTAGGAAATGCATCCACTGAACCATCGTTAATGAATTCAAGAACTCCTGAAGAGTTAAATTGATGAGTATATTCCAATCCATGCTTATATGGGTCGGGGCATATAAAAACCAATGTTGCAGAACCAATTCTTACAATCTCCTCAAAGTCCACTTGATCAGAGATTAAAGCATAATAAACACGATCAGGTTCATCATCAAAAGTTAATTCCTTTGGTGTTCCATCGGAAATTAACCATTGAGCTAAATCTTCCTTGATCTTCTGAAGATCTGATATATTTTCACCATTAATTAGCACATTGACTTCTATTGTTCTAATGTCTGTTTCATGACCATGAACGTATGCCCCTGGACGTTTAGGGATTGTTATTAGGTTATGACTAACAGGGGCAAACGTTGGTCTTTTCTTACTAAGAACAGTGAGATAGTCTTTTCTAATATTGTTAAAAGTTAATCCCATTAAGTCCACCTACCTTCTGACCTTTCAATTCTTATTTCATTTTCTTTTTGTAATTTTGCTGTATGCTTAAACGTAACTTTTGCCACTTCTTTCCCGCCAATAATAATTGGAGCAGGTTCAATTATTAAGGTATAATTAGGTTCACTTTGAATCTCATTTAAACCACCGGATTTTTTGTTGGTAAATGAATTATCTTTATTATTTGATGATATCTTAGGTGTAGATGGAACTGCTACTTCAGCCATATTATTAGATGCCCTTTGTATATCATCAACCATTGAGTCGATACCGATAACAAAACCTTCACCTACCATCTCACCCATCCACTTCATGAGCCTAGAAGGAGAATGGATATCAAATAAACCAATAAATTCATCTCTTACACCTTCAGCAATTTCTTGTGCTTTTGACCATAGGGAACCAGCAAGGCTTTCAATCCCGTCAATGAGACCTTGTAAAATTTGCTTACCGACTTCCTTCAGATCAATTCCACTAAAGAATTCTTCTACGTTACTCCAAATATTCTTAATTAACTCTTCTGTATTTTCCATCTGATTTTGAATAGCATTTTTCATACCCTCAAAATCACCAGTCACTAGTGCAACAATGAAGTCGATCGCATTTTGAAAGGTATTTTGTATCCAAGTCCATACATCCTGAATATTCTTGAGTGCCATGTCCATGTATTTCCGAATAGCATCGGTTACAGCTGAGAATTTTCCATTAGTCTTCTCATCTATCCAGTCTAAAGCTGAATTAAACAGGTCTAAAAGTGTTGAGAAAAAGTTTGAAAACCATTCCCCTAAACTATTCCAAATTTCTATAGCTTTTGCCTTTACTTCGTCCCAATTCTTATAGAGATAAATTCCTGCTGCGACTAGGAGTCCTATGGCTACTACAATACCCGCAATTATTCCAATTAGTGGTAACATACCAATTCCTAAAGCAGCTGATAAGGCAGTTAGTGTTGTAAATATAGGAGCAAGAACCATGAATATTCCAACCAATGAACCGATACCTAAAACGATAGCCGCTATTGTTGCAGTTAACTCAGGATTCTTTGTTGCCCATTCAATTACTTTTGTTAGAATTTCAGTTACAGAAGCAATTAAAGGAGTTAATACAATTGCTAAATCAGCTAAAGTTTTCTGTAGAGCTGCATTTGCTTCAGCATTCTTTTGCACTTCTGGATTCATTTCTTTGTACTTATTTGAAATTTCCCCAAAACCCTGTTCTGCCAAAGTTTGCAGAATGAAATTAGCTCCATCACCTTGTTCCTTTGCATCAGCTAGTTTTGCGTTAAAGTCATCTAAATCAATACCACTACGCTCCAATAACTCCGCAAATGGCCCGATAGCTGCTCCAGTAGCAAAAGTTTCCTGAATTCCATCGGCAATACCTTCTGTCTTTAAAGTGTCACTAAATTTGATGGCCGCACCGTTAACCTGATCAATAACTTGAGCTAATTGATTATCATTAAATCCACTTGCAAGTAAGTTTGAAACGGTTTCTACTGCCGAATCAGTTTCCCCTGTAACTTCAGTAATTTTCATGAACGCATCTTCAACTAAACCTAGATCACGACCAGCAGTTGAAGCATTAGTCTTAAGCCTAGCCAAGTCTTGATTGTATTCCTGCATTCCAGTTACAAGTCCACCAGCTGCCGCTGCACCCAAACCTCCAGCAGTACCTAATCCACTACCAATATTCTTGATAGCATCTTTTGCTTCATCTGCTTTTATTTTGACTTTACCAAGATCATTTTTAAGATTTGTTATCCCTTTTCCATCATCTATAGTTTCTACAGACTTCTTTAAATCTCTTAATGAACCCTCAGTAAATTCAATTTCACGTCTAAAAGCACGGTATTGACCATCGTCAATTTCACCTGAAGTATACTGTCTCTTAACTTCAGCTTGAGCAGACTTTAATTGTTCTAACTTATTTGTGGTGTTTTCAACTTGATCAGTAAGTAACTTTTGTTTTTGTTCAAGCGCCACAACGTTTCCAGGATTAAATTTTAATAATCTTTCAACGTCACGTAATTCGCCTTGCAAATCCCTACTACGCTTATTAACACCGGATAGTGCTTTATCTAACCCTTTTGTTTCACCGTCCAATTGGATAGTGATCCCTTTGATACTACTCTTTGCCACACCCTCACCACCTTTTCCACAAAATAAAAAACCTCAGAATGAACTGAGGCATGGCAAATTAGAATTTATCGAAGTCAGCTTGTGTTGCTTGCCTTCTTTTTTCTTTACTTGGTTTATTCATTTCAATGTACTCCTCGATATAGTCAATACAATCCCCTATTGTCATATCTTCCATATCTTCCTTATTTAAACCAGTTTGTTTACATAATAAAAGTAGAGAATCCGTAGTGATTGGATCACCTGAATTCTCTACTTTATCTTTTTTCCCTTTTTACCTTGAATGCTATGAGCAATTAAGTCTTGTAGTTCAGGCATAATTTCACCAATTGGAAATTCTTCAAAACCATCTAACCAAGTAATAGGTTCTGGAATTGATGGATTACCAGTTTTAGCCAAAGACCAAATAACGTTATAAAATAATTCAAAATCAATTAAAGCAAATGCATCATAGTCTGTTTCTCCACTTTCATCAGTGAATTTAACATTTTTCAACTTATTGAGTTTACTAATTTCAGCAAAGAAATCTTTTCTAAATTGAGCTTTGAACCTTAAAGGAGTAGCTGCCGTAGATTTAAATCTTACTTCTTTATCATCAATAATTAATGTTTTTTCCATTATTTATCCCCTTTATACCGTAGTTGCTTTCTCATAAACACTTGTATACCATGCATCATAGACCGCTGCTGGTGTGTTTTCAGTTGTTTTAGTCTTAACTGCATAATCAGTTTCACGAGGACTAGAAACAAACGTAAGCTCATTTGGAGTCGGTTCTACAGAGTCAGTTTTAGTTGATCCTGAAACCGTAGGACGATTTGCAGTACAATTATATAAGACATGTCGTGTATTCATAACATCGCCTTGGAATTGAAAAAGTAAAGCAAATGGTTTTTGTCTTCCTGTTGTCTTTTCAGTTAAAACCATATCCGTTTCATCTTTTTCTTCACCGAGTGCATCAATTGCAAATTGTTCTGGAATAGTAGCAATAGATAAAGTACCATCATAACCCTGGTTATTTTGTGCTGAATAATAAAGCATATTATCAGCATAGAACTCAACCATGTCTCCACGAGGTTCTAAAGAAATTTCAACTGCACCTGGAATTCTAACAGGTGTATCATAAGTAATTACTCCATTTAATACTGTGTATGTAGCATAGTGCACATCTTGTAAACCAAAATTAACTTTGTTTCCCATTTATATTAACCCCATTTCGTAAATTTTCTGAAATAACTGTTGCGATTCAATCCATGTTTCATCAGATTCATAAGCCAATCCATGCTCGTCTAGTAAACTTTCAAGCTTGGCTTCAACTTCTTCATTTTTAATGTCCGTGTATAATTCAACACGAATATTACTTATTTTTTTATGTACTTTATTATCAGCGAATAAATTTGAAGATCCATCAACCATGTAAGCAATAAAAGGAGGAGTTGGTGTAGGATTATTAGGTGTAACTTTGAAATGCGAATAAGCCACCGGATAACCAGTAGCTTTTAATATTACTTTTAGTTCACTTAAAGTCATCCCTTAATCACCTTCTCAACTTCCTCAATATATTCATTAATTGCCTTCTCTTCAGCATGTTTAATATGAGGAATAGCTTCTGTACGGCTGCCATCTCTATTGACATGTCCTTTTTCTAAAAGGTGGGTCAATTGATAGTCTGTACGGTTATGTATTACTTGAGCAGTTCCAACTTTCTTTTTAGCCCAACCTTTAGCATAATCTCCTGTATTTTCTGGACTATTCTTCTTTAAATAATTAACTGTATTCTTAGCTATGGTTACTTTTGCTTCTTCTAAACCTTCTGTTACTTCAGTTTTATATTCTGATAAGGCTTTTGCAATCTCTTTGGAAATATCAATATTAGCCATTACCTATCACCCTCTGACACGTTAATTCAATCTCTTCAAAACTGTCTTTATAGGTGCGTATGACTGAGTATAATTTACCTTCAAATTCAACTTTTGGTTCACCGTTATATTCGTAACCATGAATAATAAATTCAATTTCAGGTTTTAATCCACTAGTAGCAGCACTGTAAAACTCATTACTTCCAATCGATTTTACTTTGCACAGAACAGATCTTTTAGTCTCATTAGGTATTTGATTTCCAACATTATCCTCAATATAAGATTCATTGATTAGTATTAGTTCATGGTCATAAGTCACTTTGAACACCACCAACATGTATCATTAAATTATGTAGTCGAAATTGAAGATGTCTAGGCATACCTTCCATACTATCTCTGCTTTGATATCTCCAAGTTGAATAATCAACAACAAACATCAAATGATAAGAGTTAGTATTATCAAGTATAAGTCCTTTTTCATCTTCTAATTCTTTTACAACCGATTTGATAATTTGAACTATATATTCATCTCTGATTGTTGTACTAATACCTAGTCTACTCTTTACAAGTTCTAAAATAGTAAATTCATTCATCGTTTATCGCCTACTTTAAGTTTCATTTCTTCCTTATTGGCATTTGCTTTTCCCTTTACCTTTTCACCGTTAGACAATTTATAATATCCACCACCAATATGATAAGGGTATTTATTTTCCTCAGAAGAAACTAAAGGCTCTGAAACCTTTAGAATCAGAGCCTTGCCAACTTTATTATTTTTACTTGATAAATCTTCTAAGCGTTTATCAGACGGTTCAAAGCCTTCACGTGGGAAAGATTCACCAATTCTGTATGTATGCATACTGTCTTCTGAATCACGAAATGACTTAATGACTTTATACATTATGTATCAACCCTTATGCTGCTGGTGTTTCTTCAGTAAATGTAATATAGAATCCTGCCTCTGCATCAGTTTTCTCAACATCGAAGCGAACATATCCAGCTAGTAATTGACCATACACTTCATTGTCAACCCATTTTACGGAAGCACGTTTACGATCAAATAATGTTACTGCTGCTTTAGGATCACCGATGAATCCAACTAAATTACCAGCAGTAGTACCGATCATATCATCATCTAAAACAACTACTTCTTTACCAAATAGTTTCTTTCCAGAAGCAACTGTAATATCTGTTTGTAATAAGTAACGACCATCTGCATCTTTCATCGTGTCTAATACATTGTATAAAGAAGATGAAATGATAGCTTTTGCATTATAAACTTTCTTAATATCTTTATTGAATACTGCTTTCAAACCATCTAATCCAGTTACAGCTTTAGCAGTCGCAGTTTTTAACACAGTTGCAATAGCTGCATTTTTAGTATTTAATTCTTGATCTGAAATTTCATCAGCAATTAGACCAGTAACATCATAATCAGCATCTTCAATTGCTTCTTGAGATACTGGAATATAACCACGGTAAGTTTCGATATCATAAGCGACTTCAGTAATTGATGGTTTTGCTAGTTCTGGGTTTGCTGCTAACTCTTCTACAGAAACCATTTTACTACCGGATTTTTTAATTACTGGATATTTACCACCGCCACTATTTACTTTTACTACATTCACTAGTTTACTTAAGTCAATTGTATCTTCTGGTACTTCCTGTGGTTTCAATAATTCTTCTGGAATTAAAGCTCCACCATCTACAGAAGTAAAACCAGCTCGAATTTGTCCTTTTGAACGTACATAACCATTAATTGCTTCACGAATTTCTACATTATCTTTTTTCATTTTTCTCTCTTCCCCTTTGTTATTTTCTGGATTTTTATTATTCAATTCTTCAATTTGTGCTTCAAGACTAGCAATCTCTTCTTCGAGTTTACTTTTCTCTGATTCTTGTGTTTCAATTTCATTATCATTAGCCTCTACATCAGCTTCAATAGCAGTTAAATCCTCTTCGTTTTCAACAGCTTCAACTGCCTCAGTTAACTCACTTCTTTTTGCTAATAAAGTTTGTAATTGTTCCTCAATTGTTGAAAGTGTGCTACGCTTCATGTTTAACTTTGCGCCTAAAATAACTGGATTACCCATTCACTAATCGCTCCTTTAATTTTTGCTTTCTAAGTTCAAATTGTCTTTTCTTATATTGCTCTACATCTCTCTTCCTAGCTTGTACACCAGTGTCAGAATAGGCTGGAAATGTTACGACACTTACTTCATGTAAATCAATTTCTTTCAGTCTCCATTTAACCGTGCCATCTTCACGAAAATCTGTTTCTTCACTAAGGATATTGAATCCAAAGCTACACTGATCCACATCACCACGCTTAACACGTTCATAAAGATTGACTGCATCTGTATCATTAGGATTAATAATGATACGCCCCCAAAGTCCATGACTATCAACTTTTAATTCAAGCGTATTTGATTTATTTCGGCCAAGTACCAATCCTGTATCATGATTAATTAATGCACGAATGTCATTCTCTAAAGTTTTGTTAAATGCAACTGGATCAATCTCTTCATAAGCACCTTGCCATAATTCAGTTTCTGAATTAAAAACAGCAAAGTACCCTTCAATTACTTTTTCTCCGTTGTCTTCTGCTCTAGTTTTCAAATCAGATACAAGACTTCTTGTTTGCGAATCTTCTCTAATTGTCATTGTCTTCATCACCACCCTTCAGCTTTTTTTGGTTTCCTAGTTGATCAGATGGAATATAATTTTCTAAAACTATTAGTTCCTCCATCTCGTCATCAGGATCTAATCCAACCCAATTTCGTAATTCATTTCTTCTCATTGAGTTACGGTCAACCATTTGAGTTCCAGCTGTAACCAATTCACTTAAATCATACGAGTATAAACTGCGTGGATTTAATTTGAAGTACATGTTAGGGCTATATAGCAAATCCCTAGTTAAAGTTTGTGAGATGATTTGGCCGATGGAATAAATTCTAGTGTTAATAAAGTTGTTATACTCTGCCTTATCAAATTTACCTACACCTAGAAAAAATGCAGGAATTCCTAATATCCCTGCTACAGTCTTCTTATCCAATTCAACTGATTCATTGATAGCAATGTCTGTTAATGACAATGGTTTAACCTGTTGTACGTCAAGCATTTCAGCAGGAATAATCCAAGGTTGACCAGCATTTGACGATTCTAAATATTTCTTATAAACCGCATTACGACCTTCCTCACTAGATAACTCTGCTGTATTGGAATCAACTTTCACAATAAGACTAGGCATATACTTGCCACTCATAAAACTATTCTTAGTCTTATTGGCTTGATCTAGGTTCTTTACGATATCTCTAAGTACAACCGTATAACCAGAACCTTTGTACGGATAGTTAGGATTAGGATTAAGTACAAAATGAATTACTTCTTCAGGACTATAGATTTTTCCATTGTAGTCAATAAGATATCCACCACTTACATCTTCGTAGTTTACAAGTGGCATTTGAAAAGGTGTTAAGTCGCTAATTAGTCCAGTTTTTACATCTACGCCAATATGGACAACAGAGTTACCGTTACCATGCAACAGAAGATCACTGACAATTTTATAAAGCCAATTCTTACGAGTCATAAATCTAAATGGTTCAACATCAATCTTCCTTGATAACTCATTCTTTACACGCTTGTCACCTTTGTCTGTATTTTCCATTAAATGAATTGTCATGTTAGAAACTAAATCTGCAATCTTATCTACCGCAATTCTTACTTCAGGATTATCTGAAAGCCTTATATATCCTTGAATCGCTAAAGAGTCACTAGTTGATGAGAGGAACCAATCTATCGCACTTGAAGTCACTTCTCTTGTTTGTCTCTTTTTAATTAGAAAGCCCAATTTTAATCACCTCCCTCGTCTTTAAGGGTGATAAATGCTAACCCAACAAGTAATAATCCTGATACAATGAAACCTATTTTTATAGACCAAATAAAAAAGCCTATCGAAATCAATAAGACTCCAATAAGCAAAAATAAATCTGATAAATTATTAATTATTAAGTTTATTAATTTCATTTATTCACCTCCGACTAACCATTAGTTTGTAACCATTTAGAAGCAGTTCCACTTTTCGCTAAATTCTTTAACATTTGCATAGAAGCAAATACACTTGCATCAAAAATGTCAATTCTTTGTGTAGGCATAACTTTTTCATACTGTATTGCATCATCTGTTTTTTCTATTGCTTTAACGTTCTGCACACAATATTCATAAGCATCTGAATGTAGATAGTAATACTTTTTATCTTTGACTTTACTTTCAATCCTTCTGAAACCTTCTGATTTTAAGTAGTACAACTGTGGAGTATCTTCAATTCTGAAGCGTTCTCTTTTCATCTCTAGGAAGAATTCTCTACCAAACTTACGGTCAAATCCAACTTGTTTAATATTGAATCCTTTTGTTCTCATGTCTTTGAACCACTTGATAACCTCTTGATGATCTGTAATTGATGAGTTAGTCATAGTAAGCCATCCATCATCTTGCCATCCAAATAAAGGTATATTATCCTCATCTGACTTCTTATAAGCAGCAGTAATTGGAAAGAACGCATGAGTAATAGCTATATCAATTTCCTTTCCTTTGTGATTGTATGTACCATATAAGGCAGTCGCACACATATCGTGTAACTTCGCTAAATCGCATCCTCCATACCAATCAATAGGCAGCTTCGCTAACTCTTCGAGTGTCCAATTATACTCCCTATCGGATTCTTTAAACTCGTCAATGTTAAAATAAGCCTTCATTGAAGATGTATAGATGTTTAGTGACTTAGCTAAAAAGTCTTTTCTTTGTTGAGGATCATTTTGGGCTTGTAAAGCATCATTCATAATATCTTTTGGTCGAATAGAAACACCATAAGCAGGATTAGCTTTTTGATGTTCAATTGGGTTTGTGTAGTCAATTTCTCCACTTTCATTTTCATCTGCTTTAGCAATGAAAACAAAGTAAGCATCATCTTTCACTGTTCCATCAAGAATCTTTTTACAGTATTGCAATCTCTGATAACAAAAACTATTCATGTTATCTCCGGCTGTTGTAATTCCGATCATTAGCTTATTGGTATAAGCCTTCATAGCTTCCTTGATGATATTGTATTGTTTAGGTGTTTTATAAGCATGTAGTTCATCTGCAATAGCAATATTACAGTTCAATGAATCTTGTCGATCTGGATTAGCTGCCAATGCTTGAATGAATAGAGAGCCATCCCCTATTTCACCAGAAATGGAATGCTCTTGGTTGTTATCAATAACTCTAAAATTCTGTTTCTCGCCCATCTGCTCAAGATTGAATTTAATAAAATTAAAACTTTCTAAAGACTGTTTTAAAGCAGAGGCAACAATATAACACTTGCTCCCTGAATTTCTATAGTACAAACTAAGCGCCCAAGATAATGCCGCTGCAAAACTTGTCTTAATATTTTTTCTTGGAATATAAATGAATGTTTCTTTTATAACTCGCTCTTTTGTGCCTTTATGGTAAAAACCCATAATATTGTAAATTTGGTACTTGTGAAATGGTTCTAATAAAAAAGGCTCACCTCTTAAAGGTGTGCCATCAATCATTTCCCCTTGTACATGAACAAAGGTATTCTCTATAATTTTGATTATCCATTCAGCTTCTTGAGGTCTAAAATCATAATCAGGGTTATCAATGTATTTAAAAAACCTTTCGCAACCTTGAATCTGTTCTTTGTTTGCGAGCTTTCGTCCTTCGATAATACTCTTAGCATACTCTATTACTAAATCATAATTATCATACTTCTTCGTCATTTAAGACCACTTAGCACACTTGCCAATTTTGATTTACTTTCCGTTTCAGCAGTAACACTTTCTAAGGACTTCGGATTGAGGCAAAGACGATCAGAGTATGCTAAAATATCTTTTCTTAGTGTTTCTAGGGTTGCAACAATTGGTGATTTTTTTGCACCTCCCTGATCCGTTCTTACCTCATATTGATATCCATTTTCTTCAAACTCTAATGAAATCTTAATGTATTGATAAACTAGTTCTGAATAGATGTCTATCAGCCGATTGTATTGCTTTTTATGTATTCCTAGCTCTTTCATGTCCGAAATTGTTCTTCTCTTGATTGTTTCTTTTGATGTAATTTTCGTCAATGCTCTCACCTCCAATTGCTCCAAAAAAAGTTTTTGACGAATCGCTCTATTGGAAAAAGTTCCTCTCACCGGTATCCCATTTGAAATTTTTTAACTTTTGAAGGTGGGGGGATTAAATATTTTTTCTCTTAATCTCTCTGTCCATTGTTTCCCCTTCTCAGTCAATTCATTTGTTACTCTGTCATGCATTGAATTGTGACACTTATTGCAAAGACTGATAAGGTTCTCACTATGTAACTTAAGTTCTTCAAAGTTTTCAAACGGATATACATGATGTACTGTTGTAGCTGGTGTTACCTTGCCATATCTTCTGCATTCTCTACATTGGTACTCATCACGCTTTAAGATGCTGGATCGTTTACTTTTCCATTTCTTATTTAAATAAAATCTGTTTGTCTCTTTGTACTTCATCACACATCAACAGTCACAAACTTCTTGTATAGCTTTCCATCTGCAAGTAGATCTACAACTTCTACACCATCTCTACTATCTAACTCATCAATCAATTCCTTCGTTGTATAATCACTTAACTGCTTACCCTTCTCAATAGGCTGATTATGTTGAATAGTCTTAGATCCGAAATAACCTGATTCTTTATTTACATCAGCATATTCAACACGAATAAGTGGTAAGTTGTAATCAGTATGGTCACGTGTCTTCCAATCAAAGCTAACTCTAATCTTACTTTTAATCTCTTTACCGTTGTAATAAACAACCGGAACACTATTGATATCATCTAGATCAATACGTAAGAAAGGTAACTGTTTCTTAGCATTTATCTTTGCACGTTCTTGTTTAACCTCATCAATCAATTCATCTAAGAACCCTTGTAAGTACTCTGTATATTCTAACCTGTCATTAATATTATTTAGATTCTCAGCAATTTCTTTTGTTTTATCGAATTCAAACATCTACTCATCTCCCATTCTTAGATAAATAAAAAGCCCTCAAATCAATGAGGGCTTCAAGTAATTATTATCTCGGTGACATTCGTCCACCACTTATAAATTTAAACTTAATATCTTTTTTGAAATATTCACAAGTTTCTTTTACGTCTGTTTTAATATAATGTTTATTGCAAATATCGTCTACAGGATGATAGTGACATGACCTACAATTATTCTTAGAATTAGTTTTATGTATTCCAAGAGATGCTTTTATTGCACTTCTACTCTCTTCACTTATATTTTCACTCATTTTATCACTCTCCCAAGACAATCATACTACAAACAAACGTTCCTTGGAAGTATTATGCAGTTATACATAATAAAATACAGTCCTAATTGAAGGACTGCTCATTCATCATCAATATCCATATCTTTTAAATCTTCCTCGGTAAACTGCATCATCTTTCCTTCGCCTTTACCCCATGTAACCCAATAAGTATATATTCCTTCATACTCACCTATGAATTGATAAGACACTTTTATCTCCATAACGGTATTAACGATCGTAATGAACCATTTCTGATTCAACAAACAATATTAAATTATCTTTATTATCCAAGGCTTTTTCAACAATATTGTAAATAAATACTTTTCCAGTTGTGCCATAGTTATTAGGCTCATGCTCAATGTATTTATTAGCACTGAGTAAAGATTTTATGTCTGGATCATCTAGTACTTTAACACCTACAGGATGATTAATATCAATCAGTAAAACCTGACTTCCATGTTCTTTTACACTGTCCCAATTCACTCTTTTATAATCCACTATATAATCTCTCCTTTACTTATCATCACTACTAAACTTCGACAAGATAAAGGAAAAACCCTCCAATTTTCACAAACAATTTACAAATAATTCAACTTTTCCTGTTAAAATATACCTATATCGTTATTCAAGGAGGATTTAATTAATGGATGACAAAGACCAGTTAAACTTACTCCTGCAGAAGACACTACAAAAATGTTACCAAAAAGAAAAACTCTACGGCGAAGAAGTTGCTAAAGTATCCTATAATCGATTCTTCATTTTACTGGATGTTCAGATAAATCATAAGATGTATATTAAGCAAAACAAAAAAGACACTCATCACTGAGCGCCTTACATTTCAAATATTCTAGTTAGATAATTAAATGCTACGATTACCATTACAACAGAAGCTATGCTACCTGCAATTTTATTAGGTATACCCATCTTTACTAATATAAACTTCAAGAATATACCTATAAATAATGCTAGAAGTCCAAATACCCCAAGCTTTATAGCTATTCCATTCAATGTATCTTGCAATGGACTAAAATCAATTTCTTCCATAAAAACACCTCCACCCTTTATATCGGATGGAAGTTATATCCTTTTAACACAAATAAACCACCCTTCATGGAGTGGTTTATTTCTATTCACAAATATTTAGTTGGACAGGGTAGGAAGAGGGTAAAATAAAAAGACCTCACTATGATGTGAAGTCTTTGGGTCGAATAAAATCTATTCGAAATAAAATTTAGCGAATTAAAAAACAAACGAATTAAAAATTAAACGAAGAAAATTTCTAACTTAATAATAAAATAACTGCGACATATTGTCAATTGGTTACTGGAGTTTTTCCCGATTTTATTCCATTTTCTCCAAATTTAGTTTCAAATACAAATAAATCATCAGCAACAATGTAACCGTCTCTATTGTTTTTTGGGTTTTTATACTTAATGATATTCTTTTCTGTTTCAAGGTGTTCAATGACTGAGGAGGCAAGTGATTTAGACATACTAAAGGTTTTGATCAAACCGTCTCTAAGCCATGTTCCACCGTACATGTTGTTCTTATTTTTAGAATCATCGTACCATTCTCTAATATGTTGACAAACTTTTTCCACCCAGTAATTTGCATTAGCTCTGTCTTTATCAATGTTAAAAACAGTTAAAAAATCTTGATTGTAATGAGAATACTTAGTTATGTCTTGATACTGCGAAACATTTGTACCTATATAATATAGATGAACTTTTTTCCCTTTATAAATCATTCTACTCATAATAGGAATCATGTCACTATCTGCCGTTACGAAAACATAAGTGTCAATTGAACTATCGTGATATGTAGATTCCAATGCATCAATAGATAATTCAATGTCTGAAGCATTTTTTCGGTATTTTTCTTCTTTACCATTACCGTAAACCTGCTTTATTTGAACTCTATTTAGTTGAAGATTACGCATTGAGACTTGAACTTGATCAAAATCTGCATATGCTTTGAATGTCCTAATTTTATCTCTGGTATAACAATTCCAAAGAAATTCAATTACGTCTGCTTCTTCGCTTTCAATGTCAGCCCCAAAGTCTCTTAAACAATGATACATGTTATCATAATCAACAAAGATGCCTACATTTTCTCCTGTTAATTCTTGTGCTTGATTATGAAAAGTTTCTAAACTTGTTTTATCACTCACTATAATCCCTCCCAACCTTCTCTATCATTCTACCATATTTGACAAGATTAGGCATAAAGAATGACTTACAATGGTGAAAAATGTCCTATCTGATTCAAATAAAATTTAGAATTTATGGAGATTCAAAATCATATACGTATATGATTTTAGGTTGGCAGAATAATCCCATTGTAATCCCGGGTTGTGGGTGATTATTCTGCCGGTATCTACCCTTGACAAGTTTTTGTCAAGGGTTGTTATAGACTACCTACCTAGTGAGTAAGTAGTCACATCAATACTGGTGCATGGTATTAACCAAGACCTCTCTTAATAGCCCGTAAAGGGAAAGTTATGTATTAACACTTCTATTATGTAACGTCTTAAAATAACTATTTATGTACTCAAATCCGAGCTGTGTATCCGAAGCAACAAGGAAAATTTCACTTTTCGCAGCTTCAATATCTCCTTCGAATAATTCCTCTATATAATCCTCTTTTAGTAAAGCTTCAACTATACCTTCAACAGACATTTCAGTATGTATAAATTCAATGATACCACTATTTAAAATATTGTATTTGATTGATCATTCTTTATTATCCTTACGCAGATGTTTCCAACTCTTACCGTAAACAATATTCCATATATTACGATATCCCTGTCCATATGCTCCAGCAGTTTGATGGATAAAATCACTTAATTTATTATTCTCGTCAGCTTTCCATTCTTCTAATTGCTCAAGGATTTCAATAACTTCTTCCTCTTTTAGACGTTTACCTTTACCCATTTTTGCACGAGTGCTTTCACGGTATTGAGACTCACGAGAAGACATTTGTAAATTGTCAATTCGATTATTCCATCTTTCTTCCTCATTTGGATAATGATCAACCTCTATTTCACCACGTTTGAAATGTTCCAATGCAATCCCTGAATATGAGGCCATTATTAACCTATGTAAGCCATAACAATTTCTAGTCCCATCATCATGTAAAACACCACAATAACAATATCCATTTGAGTTTGGATTTGCCACAAGAAAACGTTCCTCTGATTTAGACCAAATGCGACCATTTATCGTATCTGCTAAATAATTTGATAACCCTTTGTAACTAGGAATCGGAGTTAGAATTACTTCTTCATTCATCTATATTTTCCACCTTTATGATTAGTTTGTTTGTAAAAGCAAGAAGACACCTTCAACCATCGGAGTAATGGCGGTGTCTTCTTCTTTTATCAGCTCAACTAATGTAAAAACGTTTTTTATCTCCATTAATTAACCAATCCATCCCCCTCATAATGAATCAGTCAATTAATGCAAATAAAAAAGCACCGACTAAAGAGCCGATGCAAAAAAAAGAATGATTAAATGAAAAAATACTTGCAACAATATCTAAACGAGTGTATGATAAGCTCATAAGGGAAATTAATAATCAGGAGTTTTATACACTTTTTTAGATTAAAAATAAAATTGTGGGAAGAATAATTTCCATTGTTCGTGTATATTAGATTGTTGTTCTCCCTTAAAGACTATTATCTATTAATATATAAAATAGCCCTCATCCCTTGGTATTAAAGGGTTTTGAAGGCTATTTGTCATAGTCTATAATAAACTCATGCGGAAATTTTCTTTTTAGTCTTACGTGCATTATCTAATGTTTTTCTACGCTTCTCCTGACACCCATAACATCTTAACTGTCTTTGTGTCTGCTTCTCCACTTCTTCTTTACAATCCACACATTCAATTATGTTATATACGTTTCTTTTAATATTTGCAACGATCTCTTTACCGAATGATTCCCATAACGTTGTTTTAAATGAACTATCTACATTGTTGTATAAATATCTAACTAAGACATCTGTAACATTATTAGGACTGTTATGTACTTCAAGTAATTGCTTGCGAATCATTCTATAGACATGCTTCACTTTCTTCTTATTTGAACGCTTCTTTTCATCGTCCTCACTCTTATTTATATATTTCGATTTATTCTGATCAAGTTCTATATATCGTTTAATAATCTCTTCATCCGTTTCTTTATCAACAATATACTTTGTAATTGGTATGTATGATCTTTTCATTAAATTCTTATAGTCAAACTTCCCAGCAACACTCCTGAAAGTTATTCTGGGACTTTGTATCATATCTTCTATCCGATTCATTACCATGTCATCTTTCTCCTTAACCTTATCTTCAGATTTATTTTTGGCATATTGGAAAAAGTAAGGTAACTTTTCAGATTTATACTCATTCCATTTTTTCTTTACATCCTGTGGAGGTTTAGGAAGATCTAAAGTTTTAGCCATATCAATGACATGATTATTATAAGAAGTCAATTTTTTAATTGATTCGTAGTCAAAATTATTACTATTATATATTTTGCTTATATTATTACTTATCGTTCCGATATCTCCTTTAAATGCAAAAACCAAGCTATCATAAATACTTTTAGGATTAATTTGTTTTTCAGGTGCAACACCCATTTCATACTCAAGTGGAACAACGTCTAATTTTTCAATGTTCCTTTCGGCTGCATTTATTAGGATTTTTGATGGTGTGATTAAAATTTTGTCGCCATCCCAATCTGCCTGAAGAATTTTAGAAATCATGTCTTGACAACTTACATGTACTCCCTTTGTAATAAACCAATCCTTCATTTCATCTGATTTAGTATTCTGACGAACAACATGCTCAAATGACAACGATGGGCTACGCAAACAATCTACTTTACCTTCAGAATACAAATTACAATATACTTGACCATCTTTCAGCAAGCCTTTAGGCTCCTTATCCAAGAAAATACTTTCCATCACAGCATACCAATCTGGAAGGATATAGGTGTATTTTCCATCTATATTCAACTTCCCACCTTTAGCTTCTTTAACTAATGTTTCTTTACGTTTTTTGATAGCCTGTTTAGAATGTGGGTCATTTAGTAATGGATTATACAGTCTTAGTGCTTGCTGAAAATAATTATAATTCTCACTTTCTTCATCTACACCTAACACTTTGAGCATGGTTTCTAAATCAGAACCAAGCTTAGCGATATCTTTATTAGTACTCTCCACTAATCCCTCTAACTCTTCGTCACTTAGGTCAATTAGTGGTTGAATATATTGATAATTAGTTTTAGCATTCGATATTTCATCTTCTTCAACGTTCATAAAAGAAGCTTCACAATTGTAATTTTTGAAATTAGTTTGATACTGTTCCCATGTATCATAATACTTCTTCATTTTAAATTGTGATTTAAAGAGTATTATTTGTGTGCCTTCTTTTATAATGTCATGCACCTGGTTATAACAATCCTTCACAAACAATGATTTACCATTATTAAATCCATTGAACTGAACAGGAGAAAGAAGGCCTTTCATAAAGGGTGCTCTAAACTGAAAATTTTTATTTCTTGAACCAGTTACCTTTTCACATAGTTCAGGAAGTATCATTCCAGCACCATCCGTTATCTCTATTTCGATTGGATGATTGTCCTTTCTATTTACCTCATAAGACTCTCTATCTACTAAATCAACAGTTCTATATAATTTTACCTTTACATCATCTACAACAATTGTCTTGTCTATAGGGAAGTCTCTCCAAGGCTCTGAGGCGGAAGAAGCAAGGGCTTTGTAACTAAGAAATTTATTAACCGACATTCCACCTTTAGAATTTATATCGTCAATAGTAAGACCACACATTAACGTGTTCTCTACTTCTTCCCACTTGTCCTTATTGATAAAAACAGCCTTTTTGTTGCGGATCTGACCACTAGATGACGTTAGGTAGATGTACAATTGGTTATTGTGCTTGAATCCTTGTTCTAATAAATCCTTAAACACCCCATAATCATAAACCTCAACAATGATTAAATCCTCAGTTAACTCGCCAATTTCAAGATTCATTTTACGAGTAAGAGTTGATTCAAACAGTGTAATAATTTTTTTAGGATGCAGATGACTATTATCTAATGTTCTAACTACTGCATTTTTTTCAATTAACGACTTCAATCCCTCTTTATAACTTTTCTTAGTATGCTTGGTACCTTTAAAATAATCTTCTAGCCAATCAAGATAATCTAATTTTCGTTGTTGCTTGGTGATAATACTGTTAATTTTATCTTTATGTTCCTGATCAACCGTTTCAGCAAGTTCAATTTCTAATCTTTCAATATTAGCTTTAACCTTTTCCTCAGCTCTTCTCAGCCTCTTCAGATCTGAAAATTTATCCTTTTCCTTTTTGAATTTAGCTTCTTTACTATTAAGAAAGCAATCTGTAGATAATGAATATAAACTAATTTGATTTTCTAAATTTCCCATTTAACCATCCCTTTACATAAAATTTGTTTATAACTAACCGATCAGAAAATGTGAAAATAAAACTGTAAAAATTGTGTCCGTCCCAAAGCGTAAAAACTTGTTTTTGCGTTTTGTAAATACTGTATCTTTACTTGTATCTTCTATGTATATTTAACTGTATGTTATATATTTAATTATCTTCTATATACTGTACATCTAGTGCCTGCATTGGTTGTACTTTGACTCTGCAAAATGAAATACTAGTTATGCATTTTCAGTACCTTATCTATGCATAAATTTTTCTATCTCTGCATTTTCAGTACCTAGGTGAAATTGACCTCTAAAACAGAGAATTTGCTACGAAATAATGATTGTTAAAACGATCAAAAACTAACTCATCATTTTCGTCATATTCGTAGTTGTGTTTGAGTTTATGAGCTTCGATTTTAACTAATTTAGCTGCATCTAATTGCTTATTTCCTTCGGTGATACTGGTCTTAGACACCCTCAGGCGTTCAATTAACGTATCGTAACCAACAAAGCAATAATCAACACTTCTTTTATCCTTCTTGTTTATATGGCTCTTATAATAGAAGATAAGTCTAAAAGCGTATTCGTCAATTTGATCATTGTTAAAGTATGTAAGAATTTCAGATGACAACATTGTAAAATGATCATCTTTGTATATCTCAGGATTAAAAACAATCGTCAACGTTCCTTTTGTAGGCAATTTTTCAATTTCATTTAAGATTAATTTGTTATCATACAACCGTTTCAACATCTTCTTAAATGTACGAGTATCTGCGATTTTACAATTCCGCATTAGTTTTTTATGATCTATTACAATTTCTTTCTCATGATAATTTCTAAAATATTGAAAACATAGTCGAGCATATAGTACAAAATCTTTATTAGATACAAATATTCCATCATTCCTTACAATTGGAGTAGGAATTTTAACGTGAAGTTTTGATTTCTTTTCTGTCACTCAATCACCTTTCCTCTATATAAAATTAATTGCCTATAGAATATTGCTTTATATACAGTTTGTATGTATAATTTGGTTATAAGTTTTTTTAGTAAGGTTATTAGAAACGCCACCCCACATGACGTTCCTAATAAAATATAACAATAGATCACTTTTTCTTTATTAAACTTGTAAAATCTGTTTGTTTTATTTGAATATTCGGAGTTATATCTTTATTGATCATATCTTTTATTGGAGGTACACCATTAGAAAATATCTTCTTACTCAGTTTTTCTAATTCAGCTCCCTTAAGGTTTGGATTGTCTTCTTTAAGTTTCTTATCTAAATCAACTGATTTTACATCGTCATCTATTGGTTTTACATAAACAATTTGATCAGCAACTACTATGCATTCCTCAAATGTCACAAACCCTAAATTATCCTCTACACTAGTCTCAATCCATCGTGCAATGTCTTCAATATGTGCATGACCATTTCCTTCGATTGATATATAAAGCGACTCACCATTTTTAAGTTTGATTTGTAATTTATCCATTAGTTTGTTTCCCCCTCATATTTATCAATGCCTTCTTTTTCATAAAAGTAGCTATGTTCACCAAGTTTTTCAATAGCATACTCGATCATAAACTTTGTATATTCTTCTTTTGTACCCTTTACAACATGTGAACCATTTTCATCATGTACGATAAATTCATACTCCCCATCTTTACGATTATTGGATAGTGCATACTCTAATGTTTCCATTACTCTTTCTAAGATTTCATTATTATCTTGATTGATTTGTTTTTGATTAGCCATTAACCATTCCTTCTTTCTCTTTTAGTGATTTTATCAGCAATTCTAATTTGTTCTGCTTCAATATCTTCATCTAAATATTCCCATCTCGATCTAGTCTTCAATTTTTCTAAGAATGCTGGATACTCATTTCTTCTTTGTTTTGTTTGTAAGATGAATTCTTCCTTAATTTTAAGCTCTGTTTTTAAATCTTCTTTACTATTTACATGTCTCCACACTAAATCATTATAAGTATCAAGTTGATTTTCATAATACTTTTTCATACTCACAGAATCCTCTGCAAGTTGGTTGTATTTTTCAGATAACTCTTTATAGGATTCTTTCATTTCACGCATCATTTTTAGTGCGTTTTCCATCACTTCTACATCAGTGCTATTTTCTAAAGCATCTACTTCAGGATTGATTGTGTCAGCGTTATATACTTTGTACATTATGCGATACCTCCTAAATTGTACTCAAATATCCCAAAATCAATTTCTTCACCATGACTTCCACCGTCTTCATCTGGTACATCTATAAACAATGTCCATCTAATATCATCTTCTGTAATATTCCACATTCTAATTATATAGTCTTGATCATCAACCTTAATGTACACTCTATCTAAATCCCAATCTTCAATAATATAATTTTGACCATTTAATACTTCTGCTGCTAAATCCTTAATAGGCTGTGGTATATCTTTAATTTTTTTCAC